CACCTCATGTAGAAAAGGCTCCCCTGGAGGGGAGCCGATTCGATTAGTCAGCGTCTGCAACTGACAGCGCAGTGCCATCAGATACGTCAACGACTGTTCCAGTGTTTGACAACACAACAACAAGCGATGCTGTTGGAGTTGCTGAGTCATACACATAGATCAGGTCACCAACTTTCAACACGTCGGCTGCATCATTGAAGTAGCCAGTTGTGTTGACTGTTGCGATAGCGTCAGCTGAAGTGTAAGACCACATTTGTGGTGCGTTACCAGCTTTTGCTTGACCGCCGATAGGCTGTAAGCCTGTGATTGAGTATGCCATTGTTCAAGCCTCCTTATGATTCACGGCAAGTGATCTGGACGATACCTTCGTCATCGATCGCTATAGCTCCAGCTGAGAACATGGAACTTACTAGGAAAGATGTCTTTTCAGGTATGTAGTTAACTTCGCTCTTTTGCGAAATGCTTTCGGCATAACCCATTGAACTTTCGTGCCATGCAAAACATGTACGAGTAGATGGTTTTGGAACACCACCCTCATCACGATCACCCATAGTCATTATGTTAAAGCCCATGAACGATGAAACTTCACCGCGAACAAGAGCCTTGACTACAGCAAAGTCACTCGAAGTTACTTCAGTCTCACTGAGCAACGCATCAAGCTGAGAAGAGTGCATCAATATGTGACGCCCTTCAGCTGGTACGTTTTTCTCATTAAGAGCTTTAGCAGCCGCACGAAGTTTTGCAATATTCATATTGGTAGTAGAACCACCAACACCAGTTGCAACCGTTGACGGTGATGAAGCCGCATCAAGAGCATCGATGCAAAGTTGATCCATACGTCTAGCTATTGCTTTGGAAACAACTTGTACCAGCTCCCTACGCTCATCAAAGTTAACATGAGACTGATGAAAGATATCTGAGTACTCTGCAGCGATAAAATCAGACATTGTCGCCTGAACATTGCTATAGGTTACGTTTAACGGAGTTACGTCAGTTTGCGGAACGCGAACCGTTGCAACGCCTTTGCCGATTTTTGGAAACTTAACTGTGTTTCCTTGAACACCTGTGCGTGTTCTCATAGTGCCGCGAAGCAATGCCTCGCCTTGGTATGCCTGTTTCACTTCTTGATCGAATAGTGTTACAAAGGCATTAGTGATACTCTGCGCCATAGCAGAAGCCTCCTTTTAAGGTTTCTAATATAAAACGCTTACCGTTAGCCGATGTTTCGGGCGGTCGCTTGCGTGGAAGTGGTCACGCCAACCAGTGGATTCACCACATAAACGGGCCGCCTTTGGTTATCCGTTACACCACATATACACACAAACTACACACATTGCAACAATATCTAGTTGTTAACTTCCATCCATTTCTTTTCGATCTTAGTTCGCCATACAGCATCGTTCTGCCATCGAGGATCTGCGATCGCTTGCTGAAGATCTGTTACTGTCATCTCTGGTTCTGAAACAACAGGTTTTATTGGGATATTCTCATTGGTGTACCCCTGGATAAGTTTAGTCAAAGCATTAATACTATCAGCATTGTTTATGCTGTAGCTTAGAGCTACTTTCTCTGCTTCGTTTAGATCAGCCACCTTAATGTTTCGCTCAAGGAAATTAATTTTCTCCTGGGCATTAGCACCAAGCTTTTGCATTTCAGCTCTTCGATCATACTCAATATCTTCGGCCTGTTCGCCATTCATCTCCAAGATCTGACCAGCCAATTCCTCAAACGCCTTCTGTGAAACGCCATACGTTTTAGCCCAGTCTTTATATACCTCAACAGCCGGATCTTCCAAATCGAGGCCACGATCAACCAAATCCGAAACATCGTAATCACCTTCCGGTGCTTTATGCTTGCCGGATCTAAATGCTTTTTCCAATTCTGCATAGCTCTTTGCAAGCTTTTCAACATCTGGTCCATCTTCATCCCAAAACTTCTCTGGATAATAATCAGGTCGATCAATAGGTTCGTCATCATCTTCTGACATTTCCTGTTGTTCTGGCTGTTCATGCACAGGCATAGGAGCCTCTGCTTGTGGTTCATCTTCTTTTGCGTCTACGTTTATTAGCGGTGCTTCTGTTTCCTGTGCTTCAACGGCTTCTGTGTTTTGTGTTTCTTCAGACATTATCGCTCCTATCCACCCTTTTCATAATTACCCGAACAAGATCAGCCGCACCTTCTCGAAAGTAGCCTTGACTTGGATCTTCTCCAGGAAACCAGGATGGTTGTTCTATTGTTATCTGCCTCAGATGACTAAGCACCTTTTGGCCTTCCTGTGATTTAAATAACCTACCATATAATATATCTAGGTCATCCGCTTTCTGCGGTTTCGCCTGTGCCTGGTCTAATCCTTCCCAACCTTCAGCCGAACTCATTGCAACGCTCCGGCAACAGTTTCATCTGTTGGCATTTCTGGCTGTTGTTCAGCCATCATAGCTTGCTGCATTTGTTGCATCATTGCCTGTTGTTCTTCTGGTGTATTGAGCAATCGAGCATCTATACCCATCTTTTCAGCAATGAAATCTACCATCTCTGGTATGTTTAGTAATGTCTGACCCATTGGCCCCATCGCATTAGCAATTTGCATAAAATTAAGAAGTTGATTTACCTCTTCCATTTTTGGCGCTTCTGCTAATGGTGACACTGGCACAACTTTAACTTGAACGCCATTTACCTTTAGAGGCATACGAATAAATCCCTGGCGATCGAGAACGTATAAAGTCCTAGATACCAACGGTATCATTATCTCTGTCATCAATCTACCAAAGGCAGACCCAAGATTTGTAGCCAGTTCACGCTGGCGCTGGGCAATCTCTGTAGCTGACCTGGCGCTCATTGTATCTGGTGGTAAACTATCATCCATCAAGATCTTTTTGATGTTCATTGTAAGATCCTGAATAACAATCTGACTTGTGTTAAAATCCCCAGCTCGGGGTAAAGGAGCCAGGGAAGCACCTTGCGGCCCACCATTACGCGCAACTGGAATAATTGCACCTGGTTGTATTTTAATATTCTGGGGGTTTAATACACCATCGTCAGCTGCAAGGAATACACCGGATATCGAAAGACTTGCGTTCTTTAATATCAATTCTTTTGTTTTGTTGAGTGTTTTAATATCTGCAATCGCATCAATTAACGGACCTCGACCATAGACTTCACCAGCTGTTTTACTAAACCTGGCAACAATAAACGGACTGCTATCCATTTCTCGATACACCAGCTCTTGCTGCTTGTGCGGCCAAACCACATGATAGTGATACCGCCCACTTTCCTGATCAAAAATTATAGCATCAAATAAATCTAGCTCTTCGTGTGGCTTATCATCAATCGCTGTTTGAAGCTCTGGCGTTATTTGAACGTCACGAAACTCTCGCTTAATGGCTTCAGATTTAATCCGTAGCTTACGATATACGTTATCGATCATACCATAAGCGCCCTCTTCGATCGCTACCAGGTATTGCGGAACAGCTAAGAAACGAACAGGTGTTACTTCATCCCCTGGCGTAATCATCATAACCGCTGTACCTACAGAGAGATCCAAGAGAAACTCACCCATTGCCAGGTCAAAGCTTGTCTGCCGTAGCTGGTCAAACATAATATCCACATAGGCATCGAGTATTTCTTGCGCCCGTTCTTTCTCATCATCTGGAACAGCTGAACCTGGTTCTAGCCTACACCATTTACGCATTGGTGGGAAAAGGCCGGACTGCATTCTGTTCGCAAATCTTTTTGTAGATGATACAGCCGTACTATCAAAAACTCTTTGTGTTTTGTTTTTGCCTGGGGTTTTACCTTCGTAATAACCGCCATATAAATTTCTTTGGGGCAGAGCAAACTCATAACAATCTTCATAGATTGAACGCCATTCATCTTTTCGAGCCTGTGCTTTTGCCTCACGACCCATCACTTCTTTTACATTTAACTTAGGCATTTCTACTCTCGTTTCGTTTACTTATAGACGCTGCTTTCTTTCTGGCATCTGCTTTTGAGGAAGCACCCCAGGCGCGGAGGGATAAGAGCAGCCTAGTAGGTCGCCCCTTGCTATCACGCTCCGGCCCAGAGTTCCCTGCCATTCGAGCCAGGAAGGACGCTCGGCGAGGGTTATCGCCTGTCTTTACCGGAGCTTTTAGTTTTGAGCCTGTTGTCCGATTAAAGAAGGCCCGACCAGCAGCGTTTAAACCGCCTTTAGGATTTTGATGTACTTTTTTTACCACGAGGCTTTGCCTTTTTCTTTGGGGCTTTTTCCTTTGGAGCCTTGCCACCTTCCCACGCTTCGTTGACTTCGGGAGTGGAAGGGTCATCCGCGACTAGATGACCCTTCTCGTTTCTTGCCCTTTTCGGGTCTGCCTCATTTCTATGAAATACTCTTGGATCTTCTTTGATTTTTGTCATGCTAAATTCAAAAGTTTAGCTTTTAACTTTGCTAACCTTTCGTCCTTCTGTTTATAAAATTTCTTACGTCTTTCCTTGCCTTCGGCCTTTCGTTTTTCTAAGGCTTCTTTTTTTAATCTTGCTGCACGTTCAGCTGCGGTTTCGCCTCTTGCCGCTGCGCTACGATCTGAGGCTGGTCTACCAAAAATATCTTTACCAAGATTTTTCATGGCTTCTTGGCTACGTTTTTGTCTATCTTCTAAATCACGAAAATAAGACTGATTTTTTTCTTTAATGCCTATGTCCATTAAGAAATCATCTTTGGCTGAATTTTTTGGCGCTAATGAACCAGAGAACTTTCCAGTAGCTATATCTTGCTTTTGGCTTTCTGTTACTTTGAACATATTTTTAAAAGAAAACTTTTTCTTTGTTGTCTTCTTAGCCATGATTAGCCGCCAAGCTTTTTCTTAATTTCATTCATAGCAGCACCTTCTTGCCTCAGAGGTGAGAATAATAATCTCATACCGCCAGTTCTTCTCAATCGTCTGCGCCTTTGTGCGCCTTGCATTTGAGTTGTCTCTTGCGCCTCAGCTCTTTGCTCTTGCCGTTCAACAACCTCTTCTGTTGGCGTCATTGGCTCTGCTACTGGCGCTGCCGCAACTGGTGCTGGTGCTTTCTTTTTCTTAAAAATTCCACCCATTTACTCAAACCTTACCATTGAATAATAGTCAGCCCCCTCTGGGCCAAACTTTCTGTGCTTACACTCTACCTCAAAATGTAGTGCTTTGGCAAACCTTAATGCCACCATATGTTGTGATTTTACAAAAATCTGCATCCTTCTGATACCAGATGTAGCCATAACCTCACTTAAAAGCGCTCTTGCTCCTATCAAAGTAGACCTTGTGTGATTTTCTAGCCCTTCACCTGGAATAAACCATGCCTCCACTACGCCAGGCCAAACATCTCTTACGCCAAACACACAAATAACTTTGCCCCGACCGATAGCTGCCCAGCTCCAGCCATGCTCAGAGTTTTCCCAAACATAATCTAAATACCCAGAGATACTATCGGCATACTCTTTTTCGTGTGGCCCCAGGTCTATGCTTAGAAGATGATTGTATTGTAGCGGCACGATCTG